AATGCTATTATGAAAGCACATAATTATTACCATCCAGATTCGAAAACAATTACTATGTATTTGAAGGGTGATAAAACTAAAGGTATAGAAGCAGATCCTGATTATTATGAAAAGGTAAAAGATTTTTGGGCAAAAAAAGGTGTTGAATTGCCAGAAAGTGTGGATGAAGTTGATTTTAAAATGCCACCTTTCAATCAAACGATGACTATCTATGTTCCAGCTGGTAGGGGTAGGGGTGGAGCTAAAAGAAGAAAGACTGAGGATGATTACAGTTATATGATAGGAGAGTTTCAAGCACAGGATTATTATGGTAGTACACTTCAAGAAGATAAAGAACAAGAACAAGTTGTTGATGATGCTAGAAAAAAAGTGAACAAGATATTAGATATGAAACGGATTAAAATATTAAAACTTCAATTAGATAATCCAGACCTTTCAGATAAAAAAAGACAAAACAGACAAAAAGAGTTAGATTCTCTATTAGCTTTATATGGTGATGAATAATATGAGAACTCAATTACTTTGTACATTCACAAAACGTAATAAATTTTACGAAACAGTCAATATAATAATTGAATGTAATGAAATTTTATTTGATAAAATTTATGTGTTTCAAAATGAAAATGATCATCATCAATTGATTTGTACATATAACGTAGAATATGATGATAATTTTATGGATGGTATTCCAGATACTATTTCATTACATAGAAAGAAACAAACAAATACACTCTATACAATTAATGCATTAAATGATGTTATCAGAGAATTGAATAATGGTAAATTAGATAAATCGTTTCCAATACCCTGGGACAATTATAGAAATTGCTTGTTGTTAACTAATGAAGAAGGTTTAACAGCAATACCAACAAGAATTTATACAATAGTAGATGTAAAAACTTGGGATAAAGATAAAAAATAAATTGTATTTTCGGCGATTCGATTATATATATTAATGTATCAAGGTTACACTTGATTAAAAAATGACAATTAACTAATTAAATAATAGGAGATAACAAATGGATTTAAACGCAATCAAGAAACGTCTTAACCAACTTCAAACAACAAATACTCGTACTACTAATCTTTGGAAACCCCAGCCGGGGCAACAGGTGATTAGAATAGTGCCTTACAAATACAATAAAGATAATCCTTTTATTGAATTGTATTTTCATTATGATATAGGTGGAAAATCTTATCTTTCACCAGTTTCATTTGGTCGTCCTGACCCGATTGAAGAATTCGCACAGAAACTAAAGTCAACCGGTTCAAAGGATGATTATAGACTTGGTAAGAAAGTTGAAGCTAAAATGAGAACTTTCGCACCAGTTGTAGTTCGTGGTGAAGAAAATCAAGGAGTAAGGTTTTGGGGATTCGGTAAAACTGTATATCAGGAATTGTTATCTATTATAGCAGATCCAGATTATGGTGATATTACGGATCCAACAAACGGGCGTGATGTAGTGGTTGAGTTTAAGACAGCTGAGGAAACAGGGAAATCATTTCCCTCAACGTCCATTAGAGTCAAACCCAATCAAACTCCAATTACAGAGAATGCAGAGGTTCTTGAAACCATAAAGAAAACTCAAAAAGATATTCGTGAGATTTATAGTGAAATGACTTATGAAGAACTTACGGATACATTAAATGAGTATCTAAATGGTGGTTCAGAAGATGATTCAGTAGAGAAAAAAGAAAAAGTAGTATCATCTACTGTAACTGAATCAACAAACTTTGATGCTAAAGATACAGCATCTGCATTTGATGATTTATTCAATAAATAAATAACCTAATGGTGGTGGTTGAAGGCTGAGATAAAACCGCCCAGTCATCCGAGATTCGAATCGAAATTTCGCGAAATACGTGGCTACCGGGTATCACCACCATTTTATAATTGGAGAGTGATATGTCAACAAGAGACAAATTGGCTGAAGTATTAGCCAACACCCTAAACAAACAATTCAAGGATATGAAAGTTGCGTATTTCTTGGATGGAACAGACACAACACCCACCGACATTAAAGATTTTGTATCTACAGGTTCAACTGTGTTAGATTTGGCTATTTCAAATAAACCACACGGTGGAATTGCTGTCGGCAGGATTACTGAAATAAACGGATTAGAATCAAGTGGTAAATCACTGCTTGGTGCACATATATTAGCAGAAACTCAACGTAAAGGTGGAGTAGCTGTTTATATAGATACAGAAACTTCCGTTAGTACTGAGTTTCTTAGTGCAATAGGTATTGATGTGGATAGTATGTTATATCTACATTTAGAAACAGTTGAAGATGTTTTTGAATCAATTGAAGAAATTGTAGCAAAAGTTAGAGAGTCAGATAAGGATAGATTAGTAACTATTTTAGTAGATTCACTTGCTGGTGCTACTACAAAAGTAGAGTTAGAAGCAGATTTTGATAAAGATGGTTGGGCTACTGCTAAAGCAATTATTATATCTAAAGCAATGAGAAAGATTACACAGATGATTGGTAGAGAGAAGATAGCTCTTGTCTTTACAAACCAGTTAAGACAAAAACTTGGTGTAATGTTCGGTGATCCGTGGACTACAAGTGGTGGAAAAGCATTACCATTTCATGCGTCAACACGAATAAGATTGAAAAATCTTGGACAAATAAAAGATAGTAAGAAAAATACAGTAGGAATAAAAATCAGAGCACAAGTTATTAAAAATAGACTTGGGCCTCCAATGAGACATGCTGATTTTGAGTTATATTTTGAAACAGGTATTGATAACAAAGGTAGTTGGTTACAAGTATTAAAGGATCATAAATTGGTAAAGCAAGGTGGTGCTTGGTATACTATGGTAAATCATAAAGGAGAAGAAATTAAATTTCAATCTAAAGATTGGGCAACATATTTAGAAGGAGAGTTTAAAGAACATTGTTATCAATTAATTTGTGATAAAATTATACTGAAGTATGAAAAGAACTTTGGAATAGATGATGTAGTTGTATTAGAAAATGAATAGGAAATATCTCTCAATTTTTGAAGAGATAAAATCTAAGGGCGGTAAAATAAATGGTCGAGAACCTAACGATAAAGTACTCATAGTAGATGGCCTGAATACTTTTATTAGAGTGTTTAGTGTTATACCAACTACCAATGATGATGGTATTCACGTTGGTGGAATAGTTGGTTTTTTAAAGAGTATTGGTTACACCATTAATATGGTTAGGCCTACTCGTGTTATCATTGTTTTTGATGGCAAGGGTGGGTCTGATCGACGCCGTAAACTTTATCCAGAATATAAAGATAAAAAAAGAACTAAATATCGTTTAAACAGAAGTTATGATTTTGCATCAATGGATGATGAACGACAAAATATGTTGATGCAACTCCAACGTAGTGTAGAATATTTAGATACTTTACCACTTTTAACTTTATCATTTGATCATATTGAAGCAGATGATACGATTGGTTATATTAGCAGACAAGTACTTACTGATTCTAAGATTGTTATTATGTCAACTGATAAGGATTTTTTACAGTTGGCTAATCAAAGAATAAAAATATGGAGTCCAACTAAAAAGAAAATGTATGATGAGAATGCTGTATTAGAAGAGTATGGTATTTCATCTCATAATTTAATTTGGTATAGAGTTTTAGATGGTGATAAATCTGATAATATACCAGGGGTTAAGGGATTTGGATTAAAGACAATTCAAAAAAAGTTACCGTTTTTAAGGGAAAATAGTATAGCTGATATAAATGATGTTATTACTGAAGTTCCTGATTCAAAAGAAATTATAGAAAGAAATTATAAATTAATGCAGTTATCAGATGTTAATATATCTGCTTCTACAAAAACAAAAATAACTAAAAGAGTAAATGAACCAATTAATAGATTAATAAAATATAAATTTCAAACAATGTTTATGGAAGATAAACTGTATACGTCACTTCCAAATGTAACGAGTTGGTTAGCAACTAATTTCAATCAACTGAATAATTATGCTGAGAAAACATATGAGTGAAACTTTAACAGAATATGGAATAACGTTTCAAACTAAAATTATATCTTCGCTGTTGAGTGATGTAAAATTTATTCAGACAATTAGTGATATTTTAAATCCTACTATGTTTGATAGTGATGCAAATAAATGGTTGGTTAAAGTTATTAACGAGTATTATTATGAATATAAAAAACACCCAACTCTTGAAGTTTTAAAAGTTAAGATAAATGAAATTGAAAATGATATTTTGAAATCAACTGTAGTTGATAAGTTAAGAGAAGTTTGGAAAAATGTAGAGGCTACAGATTTAGAATTTGTACAAACTGAAACATTAGATTTTTGTAAAAATCAAACATTGAAAACAGCTATAATGCAATCAGTAGATATGTTAGAGAATAAAGACTATGATGGTATTAAAAGGGTTGTTGATGATGCAATGAAAGCTGGAACTACAAGAGATTTAGGACACGACTATATTGAATCACTTGAAGTTAGATTAACTGAATCAAGTAGAGATACAATTGAAACGCCGTGGGATGTTGTAAATGAAATTATGGATGGTGGTTTAGGTAAGGGAGAACTTGGTGTTATAGTTGCACCAGCAGGAATTGGCAAATCGTGGACATTGCAGAATTTGGGTGCAACAATGCTTAAAGAAAAGAAGTCAGTTGTACATTATACTTTAGAATTGAATGAAAATTATGTTGGAATACGATATGATACTATTTTTACTGGAGTAACAACATCAAATATAAAATTTAATAAAGAAGAAGTTCAGAAAAAAATATCGAAGCTAACTGGAAAACTGTTGATTAAATATTTTCCAACTAAATCTGCCACAGTTCAAACATTAGGATCACATTTAAAACAAATTGAGTTAAGTGGTATTAATCCTGATTTGGTTATTGTGGATTATGCAGATATTATAATGCCAACAGGATTTTTTAAAGAAAAGAGACATGCAATTGGTAATATATATGAAGATTTGAGAGGACTTGCAGGAGAAGTAGAAGTTCCAATATGGACAGCCTCACAAGCAAATAGAAGTGCTTTAGAAGAAGAAATTATTGGGGCTGATAAAGTTGCAGAAGATTATAGTAAAATTATGACCGCTGATTTTGTAATGAGTATGAGTAGAAAAGTTGAAGATAAGATAGCTAATACTGGTAGATTTCATGTAATTAAAAATAGATTTGGTGTAGATGGAATTACATTTCCAGCTACTATTAATCCAAATATAGGGTTAGTTCAGTTATATGAGAGTACTTCAAAATTGGGTAGAGAAGCTCAAAAAAAGATGGATAATAGTGAAGAGTTTTTAAGAAAACAATTAGCAAATAAATACAAAGATATGGGAAAAAAAGTGGATGGATTTGAATGATGATCTAATATATATTATATTTACTATTGTAATTAAGCAGGGTTATGGTAAAAGATTTTATATATTAAGGAGAATTTCTGTTGTCAATTGAAAAATTTGTTTTATCTGAAAATTTTATAGATAAATATAAAAGAAAAAGACCACCATTTGGTTTTAATGGTTTAGGTGAATTAGTTTATATGAGAACTTATTCTCGTATTAAAGAAGATGGAAAAAATGAAAGATGGTGGGAAACTATTAAACGGGTTGTAGAAGGTACTTATTCAATGCAAAAGCATTGGATTGATTCTCATGGCCTTGGTTGGAATCCTTGGCAAGCACAACGGTCAGCACAAGAAATGTATGACCGTATTTTTTATATGAAATTTTTACCACCCGGCAGAGGTCTTTGGGCCATGGGAACTTCTATAACAGAAGAAAAGGGGTTATATGCAGCACTTAATAATTGTGCATTTGTATCCACATCTACTATTAAAGATGATTATTCAAAACCATTTTGTTTTTTGATGGATGCTAGTATGTTAGGTGTTGGTGTTGGATTTGATACAAAAGGGGCTGGTGAAATTATAGTTAAAGGTGTTAACAGAGATAGAAATGAAGAAATTTATATGATACCTGATACTCGGGAGGGTTGGGTAGAATCTTTGAGGTTATTGTTAGAAAGTTACTTTCATGGAATGCCATTAATAGAGTTTGATTACAATCAAATTAGAGATGCAGGAGAACCAATCAAAGGTTTTGGTGGAGTATCAAGTGGACACGAACCATTAAAAGAAATACATAAAGAGATAAGAGAAGTTTTAGATAAAAATACAGGTGAGCCAATTACTGTTACTACAATTGTAGATATTATGAACCTTATAGGAAAATGTGTAGTAGCAGGGAATGTTCGTAGAACAGCAGAAATAGTATTTGGAAATCCATTTGATGATGAATATTTGAATTTAAAAAATTATAAAGCAAATCCACATAGAGAACAATACGGATGGACTTCAAACAACTCAATATATGCAGAACTTGGAATGGATTATACTGATGTATGTAAAAGAATTGTAGATAATGGTGAGCCTGGTTTAGCTTGGTTAGAAAATATGAGAGGTTATAGTAGATTAAAAAACGGTAGAGATAATAAAGACCACAGAGCAGCTGGTGGAAATCCTTGTTTAGAACAAACATTAGAATCATATGAGTTGTGTTGTTTAGTAGAAACGTTTCCAAACAATCATGATTCATTAGAGGATTATCTTAGGACATTAAAATATGCGTATTTGTATGCTAAAACGGTAACACTTGGAAAAACTCATTGGAGTGATACCAATAGAGTTATGTTGAGAAATCGTAGGATTGGTTGTAGTGTAAGTGGTGTAGCACAATTTATTACTAATCGTGGGTTAGAAGAATTGAGGTCTTGGTTAGAAACAGGGTATGATATAATTCAAAGCTGGGATTGTATGTATTCTGATTGGTTAGCTGTACCTCGTTCAATTAAAACTACATCAGTAAAACCAAGTGGAACGGTTTCATTGTTGGCAGGGGCAACTCCAGGATTACACTATCCAGAAAGTAGATTTTATATAAGAAGAATGAGATTATCAAAACATTCAGAGTTATTAAAGCCGTTAAAAAAGGCAGGGTATACAATAGAACCAGCATTCGGTTCAGAAGATACTACAGTTGTAGTAGAGGTGCCCGTTGATGTAGGGGAAGGAATAAGAACAGCGGCTGAACTTTCGATTTGGGAACAATTCAGTTTGGCCGCGTTCTTACAACGACATTGGGCTGATAATCAAGTTAGTTGTACTGCTACTTTTTGTCCCGAAACAGAAGCAGATGAATTACCATACGTTTTAAATTATTTTCAATATAGATTAAAGGGGATCTCTCTTTTACCAAGATACGATACTGGGGCATATCGTCAAATGCCGTATGAAAAAATAACTAAAAATAAATATAAAAGTATGGTTAGTAATTTAAAATATTTAAGTTTTGTTGGAGTTGAAGGGGAAGAAGCTGAAATAGATAAGTTTTGTAACAACGATATCTGTGATATACCCGAAACTATATAAAAGGAGTTTATTATGCATAAGTTAGAATATCTATGGTTGGATGGGTGTACACCAACACATATTAGAAGTAAAACTAAAGTTGTAAAAGAGTTTGATAAAGATGCAGTGGCACCTATTTGGGGGTTTGATGGCAGTTCAACAGAACAAGCAGAAGGTAGTAATTCTGATTGTGTATTGAAACCAGTAAGAGTATATCCTAATCCATTAGAAGAAAATAGTTCAATAGTTTTATGTGAAGTGTGGAATGTAGATGATACACCACATACTACAAATACAAGAAGAGTGTTAGAAGAAACATTAACAGTTGTGGGGAATAATATTGATGAATGGGTAGGATTTGAACAAGAATATACTTTGTATGATAATGAAACAAATAGACCATTAGGTTGGCCAGCATCTGATGAACCAGCGCCTCAAGGTGATTACTATTGTGGTAGAAACATTGGTGAAAATATTATGAAAGAACATACTGATGCCTGTATTCAAGCAGGAATTAGTATTAGTGGAACTAATGCAGAAGTGATGTTAGGACAATGGGAATATCAGATTGGTGCTGGTGGCTCAGTTCATATGAGTGATGATTTGTGGGTTGCTCGTTGGTTACTGGAAAGAATTTGTGAGAAATATGAATTGACAGTTTCATTAGATCCAAAACCAGCAGAGGGTGATTGGAATGGGGCGGGATGTCATTGTAATTTTTCTACAAAAGATATGAGAGAATATGGTGGTAGACAAGACATAGAAGAAGCTTGTTTACTTCTGTCATATAAACACGAAGAACATATGAAAGTATATGGTGAGGGAAATGAAAGACGATTAACAGGACTACACGAAACACAAGCTATAGATACATTTAGTTGGGGAGTTTCAGACAGAGGAGCATCTATTCGTATTCCGTGGCAAGTAGATAAAGATGGATGTGGTTATTTAGAAGATAGAAGACCATCAGCGAATTGTGATCCTTATCTTGTTATTGAAAAGTTGATTGAAACCATTTGTGTGTAGATAGTTAGTTAAAAAGAGGTTACGACATTTATCAGAATATTTTCTACGATAGATTACATAATAAAATACATATTTGGGATGATGCGTTTGGTCATCAGACGTTTCGGTATAAAAAGTATGCTTATGTAAAAAATAGAACGGGATCATATGTTTCTTTATATGGAGATAAATTAAAAAAGATATATAAATGGGACGATGAACATCCAGAATTATTTGAATCAGATGTGAATCCAGAAATTAGAACTTTAGTTGATAAATATACTGATTCAGATGAAGTATCAGTAGGTCATAGAACAATGATTTTTGATATTGAAGTGGAAGTTACACAAGGGTTTCCAAATGTTCAGAGAGCCAACAATAAAATAATTTCTATTGCTTTTAATGATCAAATAACTGATGAATATTTTTGTTATGTACTTGATGAAAATAAAGAACTGAAAAATGATTTTGAAGAGGGGGTTATTGTAGAAACATTTTTAACTGAATTTGAACTTTTAAATAAATTTTTTATAAAATATAGAGAAATACAACCAACCATTTTAACTGGGTGGAATGTTGAGTTTTTTGATATACCATATCTTTATAATAGAGCGGTTCAAGTTGTTGGTAAGGATATAGCTAATACATTATCACCAATTTATATAGTTAGGTGGAGTGATTTTAAAAATAGATATACTGTAGCTGGAGTGAATGTATTAGATTATTTAAGTTTGTATAAAAAATTTACATTCAGTCAAAAATCTTCTTATAGATTAGATTCTATTGGAGAAGAAGAATTGGGTGAAAGCAAAATTAAATATGAAGGAACATTAAATGATTTATATGAAAATGATTTGAAAAAATTTGTAGAGTATAATATACATGATGTTAGGATTGTAAAGAAATTAGATGATAAGTTAGATTTTATTGAAATTGCTAAAGGGTTAAGTCATTTGGGTCATATACCATATGAGGATATTTATATGTCTTCAAGATATTTGGAAGGTGCTATTTTAGTTTATTTAAAAAAGAATGGAATTGTGGCTACAAATAAAAATCCAGCTAATAGACGACTGTTAAAGGGGCATGATAAGTTTGCAGGGGCATATGTTCAAGAACCAATACGAGGTAAACATAATTGGGTTTATGATTTAGATGTTACTTCAATGTATCCTTCTTGTATTATGTCATTGAATATATCACCGGAAACAAAAATTGGTAAAATTGGGGGGTGGAATCCAGAAGAATTTTTGAAAACGGGTAATAAAAAAACATATACTATAGTACAAAAAGAAAAAGAAATAGGAAAGTTTACTGAAGAAGAATTAAAAGAATTTCTTTTTGGTAGAAAAATATCTGTAGCAACAAATGGTGTTATGTATAGGTCAGATAAGGCAGGACTTATACCTGCACTTTTAGCAAAATGGTTTGATGAACGAGTTGAATATAGAAAGTTGTCTAAAAAGTTTTATGAACAAGGAGATAAAGAAAAATCAGAATATTTTGATAGACGGCAATATCTACAAAAGATACTTTTGAATAGTTTATATGGAGTATTGGGATTGCCTGTATTTAGATTTTATGATGTAGATAATGCTGAAGCTGTTACTTTAACAGGACAAACATTAATAAAATTTACAAAAAAAATAGCAAATGATTATTACAATAAGGAATTAAATGATTTGGAAGATCATTGTATTTACATTGATACGGATTCTGTATTTTATTCAGCTCTACCACTTGTAAAGAAAAGATTTCCAGATGTAGATACTAGAAATGAAGAAAGAATGTCTATGGCTATTTTGAATATTGCAAGTGAAGTTCAGGATTATTTAAACAATGGATATGATTGGTTTGCTAAAAACTTTTGTAATTTGGACACACATAGATTTCAAATTAAACAAGAGGTTATAGCTAAAAGTGGATTGTTTGTAACTAAAAAACGATATGGATTAAAACTTATTAATGATAATGGTAAAAAGGTTAATAAGATGATGGTTAAGGGATTAGATACAGTTCGTTCAAGTTTTCCAGTTGCTATGAAAGAGTTATTACAAAAGATATTAGAAGATATTCTTATGGATGTTCCGAAGGATAAGTTGGATAAATTTATTATTAATTTTAAAAATAGTATGAAGTTGATGGATTTTGATAAAATATCTATACCAGTAGGGGTTAAAGGTATTAAAAAATATATTGAAAAAGATAATATTATGTTTAAGAGATATAAAAAGGGAACTCCTGTTCATGTAAAATCCGCAATAAACTATAATGATTTATTAGTACATTTTGGTGATAATAAAAAATATAAATTTATATTTAATGGTGAAAAAATTAAATGGGTTTATTTAAAGAGAAATGAACTTGGAATAGATGTTATTGCATACAAAGGACATGAAGATTCACCAAAAGTATTAGATTTTATAAAAAAATATATTGATTATAATAAATTATATAAACAAGCATTACACAAAAAAATTATGATGTTGTATGAGAGTATGAATTGGGATGAACCAACTGATGCATCTAAAACGATGGAAAAGTTTTTTTGATCTGTTTTGATACTGTTAAAATAATAGAAAGATTTTTTTAATTTTGACAAATAAAACTAATATATATGTATATATGGTTATAATAATAGGAGAATAAGTTATGGATAAATCTAAATTGGTAAGATTTATTGAGAAATATTATCTTGACAAAGAAGTTCAATCAGTAATTTTAGAAACTAAATCTGATATTTTGTTTACTCGGTTTATTACTGGAGATAAATCATTGTTGGGTGAATTAACAATGAGTAAGTGGAAGTTTGAAAACAGTGAAATAGGTGTTTATAATACAGAACAGTTTTTAAAGTTATTGGATGTATTGGATGCGGATGTTAATTTAACTTTAACCAGAGTGGGTGATAAGTCAGTTGCATTACGTGTTTCTGATAAATTGTCTTCTGTAAATTATATGTTGAGTAGTTTATCAGTTATAAACAGACCACCTGAAATGAAGAGATTACCTTCTAATTTTGAATTAAAAATAAATGTTGGAAGGGAATTTATTCATAAGTTTGTTACTGGAAAATCTGCATTACCTGAAACAGACACTTTTACAGTTTTAACTGATAATGGAAATACAAAAGTTGTAATTGGGTATTCTGCTGTTAATACAAATAGAGTTATACTTCCAGTTAATACAAGTGTGTATTCTGATATGAATGCTATATCATTTAATGCAAATATTTTTTCTAAAGTTCTTGTAGCAAATAAGGAGTGTGAAAGTGCGGAGTTACAGATTTCATCGGAAGGTTTGGCTAAAATAAATTTTAAAGTAGATGAATATGATGTAACGTATTATCTCGTAGAACAACTTTTACAGTAATGTATTTAGAATATTTCGATAAGTTTCTTAATATGAGCCCTTATCTTAATATCAATGAAGATGAGTGGGCATATATAAAAGAAACATTTGATAAAGATGATGTTAAAGAATCTTTAGCTAAAATTGCTATGACATATCCAATTCCTTATATGGATATAAGTTTGCAAGATGCTCTTAGAGATTTTGCTAAATTAAAAGGTGTTTGGTGGAATGATTTGTTGGTACAAGACAAGTGGTATGCTAGAACAGAGAGTGATTTTAAATATTCATTAGAATATTTAGGTGAACCAATATATTTTCGTAGATTAAATAGAGGTAATGATTCTTCAAATTATTTTCAACAAAAAAATAGATGGGCAGTTGATGGTTCAATATCGCCTGGCCCAACAAGGACATGGAAAACTGAAAAATTTATGACTACACTTATGGGTGCAGCATATACATTAAAAGTTGAAAAAATAAATAAATCTGTATTAAGAACTATGTTGGGATTAAGAAAATATATTTGTTCACAATTTAAACCAAATGTAGCTAAATGTGTTTATGATTATTTTGAATCTAAAACTATATTAGATTTTTCAGCTGGGTGGGGTGATAGGTTAGCTGGATTTTATGCATCAAATCATGGAGAACATTATGTAGGTATAGACCCACGAAAAGAAAATCATTCTATATATAACGAACAAGTAGAATTTTATGAGAACAATATTGGTTGGTTTGAAGCATCAAAAATGTCAGAATTTATTTGTAGTCCAGCAGAGGATATTGATTATACTAAATGGGCTAATTATTTTGATTTGGTTTTTACATCACCACCATATTTTAATGTAGAACGTTATAGTTATGATGATACTCAAAGTTGGGTTAGATATAAAAACGTTGAAGGTTGGAATAAATATTTTTTACATAGAACACTTAAAAAAATTTGGGATTCTATAAAACCTGGTGGATATTTATTGGTAAACATATCGGATGTAAATGCTAGTAGCGGTTCAAAGAAAAAGGGTTGGTTAAAAATTTGTGATCCTATGAATGATTTTTTATCTGAACTAGATAATTCAGAATATCAAGGTTGTATTGGAATGGAAATGGCAAAAAGACCAAATTCAATAGGTGCTGGAACTGGAGTAGTAACTGAAGAACCAAATAGAACTCCAGAAATGATTAAGGAATTTGATGGTATTTTCTGTGAACCTATTTGGGTTTGGAAAAAGAATTAATGAAAGACACGCATACATTATGGGTAGAAAAGTATCGGCCAACCACCTTAGACACTTATATAGGGAATGAATCTCTAAAAGAAAAAGTGTCTTTTTATCTGGAGAGTGGCGACTTACCACATCTTTTACTATATGGTAAGGCTGGTACAGGTAAGACCACTCTCTCTAAAATTCTTGTAAAGAATATCGAATGCGATTATCTTTATATAAATGCGAGTGATGAAAATAATGTAGATACAGTTAGAACTAAAGTAAAGAATTTTGCTTCAACAATAGGATTTAAAGATTATAAAATAATAATTCTTGATGAGTGTGATTATATTACTCCAAACGCACAGGCAGCACTTCGTAACCTTATGGAAACATTTAGTAAACATTGTAGGTTCATTCTAACCTGTAATTTCGTAGAGAGAATAATTGACCCAATTCAGAGTCGTTGTCAGGCATTTCATATTGAACCTTTGAGCCGGCCTGAAGTTGCAAAACATTTAATTACTAATATTCTTGATACTGAGAATATTAAATATGAGTTAGATGATGTTAAAGTTATATTGGATAGTAATTATCCAGATATACGAAGAGTAATTAATACAGCACAGAGACAGTCTGTGGGTGGTGAATTAAAAGTAGATAAAGAATCAATAATTCAAAGGGATTATAAATTAAAAATTTTGAATTCTTTAAAAACGCAAGATAAGAAAAATGCATTTAATAATATACGACAAACTTTGGCAACTGAAAAGATTAGAGATTTTGCAGATTTATTTAGAGTATTATATGAAGAGGTTGATTATTGGGGAGAAGGTCATATAGCAGAGTGTATTTTAATAATTGCAAAATATGAATTATCTGATGCACAGGTAGTGGACAAAGAAATAAATGTAATGGCAATGATAATAGAATTGTTAGGAGTAGTAAAATGACTAAATATAAAAATAAGGATGGCATTGAATTAAGTTATGATGGTCATGAAGATGATTCTCACGCTAATTTAGTTAAAGAAGTTCTTAAACAAGCAGTTAAACTTATTAATTCGGGCGCAGAAAAGGATAAAGTAATAGAATTTTTAACTGAAAATTTTTCATTAAATGTAGAGGAAGATTAGATATGAATACTTCTTGGGGTGAAACAAAATCAAGTCCAAAGAAAAATGTAAAACCAGGCGAAGAAAAACATATTTCAGTTTATGAAAATAAAATATATTATTATTCTGGAGTGACCAGAGAATCTGTAGTTGAATTAAATCATAAACTTAGTGAATTAGAAGCAAAACATCTTACAGTATCTAATGTATTAGAAATTGAACCACCCCCGATTAGATTGTATATAAATTCAGGCGGAGGTTCAATTACAGCTGGTATTGCATCAATGGATACAATTTCAAGGTGTAAAGTTCCTGTTTACACTTATGTAGATGGATTTTGTGCAAGTGCAGCAACTTTTCTTTCAATAGTGGGAGTTAAAAGATATATAAGTAAAAATTCATATATGTTAATACATCAATTATCTTCAAATTTATGGGGAAAATACTCTGAAATAGAAGATGAGAAAAAGAATTTAGATTTAATGATGGAAACAATTAGAAATGTATATACAGAATATACTAAAGTTCCAATAGAAGAATTAGATGAAATATTAAAACACGATTTGATGTGGGATGCTAAAACCTGCTTGAAATATAATTTAGTTGATAGAATTGTATAGGAGTTAAACGATGACAACAAAACCAATGAGACCATTACCAGGAGCCAGTAATCAAGGAGCTACAGTTCAGGTAGATTTACGAGATGCAGAGACATTAAAATGTGAACATTGTGGGAATTATCTTTTTATACTTTGTTATGTGTTAAAGAGATTATCAGCATTAGTTTCACCTACTGGTAAAGAAGAAATGATACCTGTACAAGTTTATTCGTGTGGTGACTGTGGTAAAGTTTCAAAACTTTATACTGGAGTTTTGGGTGATGAAGTTGAAGCAAATGTGTTAAAAGAAGATAAACCAGATAAAGAACCATTGTTCCGTGCCGATTTATGAGTATATCTGTCCAACTTGCGGGCATGAAGAAGAGGTTTTACAGAAGATGGAAGATAAAGCTCCAGATTGCTCTAAATGTGTAGAGGTAAAACAATTAATGAAAAGGAAAATTTCAAAACCGGCAGTTATATTTAAAGGATCAGGATTTTATGAAACCGACTATAAGAAAAAACCAGAATCAAAAGAAGATAAAAAGCAAGAATCTGTTTCACCATCTAAAAAATCTGACGGAGATTCAGAATCCTAATTATTGGGATGAAATAACAGAAGAGGATAAAAAAACTTGGTCTAATTATATGATTAATCGTTTTCTTTCTATGAAGAGTGATTGGGTAGAACTTGTAAATGAATTTCAAAAATATAATGTAAAACCAAAAGATTTATATAAATTTTATATAAATGTTTTACCAAAAAGGAAACAGTGGTTAAAATATGTTAAAGGGAGAAATGATATGAACTATCCAAACTGGCTTATTAATATAGTACGTAATAATGATGAATGTAGTAGAGCTGAAGCTATAGAGGCTATAGGTTTTTATATGCTGACAGACGGTGGTATGCTTGAATTGCGTGAGATATTAGTAAAATGGGGTATTGAAGAGAGTAAGCTTAAAGAATTAGGAATAGACTTTACTAATCTTATTGTATGATAAAATCTTTGGTTAATTATGAAGTTCTAAAAAAATTTACTAATGAAGATACTCTTGATTTAGAATACCATAAAGTAACAAATGACATTGAAAATACTGATATTGAGCGTGGTATAAATATTATATTTAAATATTATCGTAAAAGTGGATTTCCCCATTATATTATAAATGATCAAGAAAAATATAGTCATTTTGAAAAGTTAAGAAAGTTTAATTCGAATACTATATTTGAAAACAATCAAATTATTCAAACGATGCATTGTTTACGGCTAGTGTGGTCATACTTTCCACATTGGATTGATGTTAGATGTGGAACATCTTTAAGTCCAAGAGAGGCATTTAATGATGATGTTATGTTGAAAACAATTATTAAAAAATGTTGGAATTGGCAATTAAAATATGGTAATAATAAATTTACTTTAAATAGATTTAGACAATCTTTGAAATTATATGGTGGTTCATATGGAGTTAGTAATTTTAGACCAACAGCAGCAAAATTAATTTATGAGAAGTATGGTGGTGATGGAGTAGTGTGGGATATGAGTTGTGGTTGGGGTGGAAGGTTATTGGGGTTTCTTGCAGCATCTAATACTAAACATTACATAGGAACTGAACCTGCCACGAGGACATATAATGGCCTATTAGAAATGAAAAAAGATTTTACATATCTAAATAAGAAAGTTGATATTTATAAAAAAGGAAGTGAAGAGTTTTTACCACAAAAAGAATCTATTGACTTTTGTTTTACATCACCACCGTATTTTGATACGGAAAAATATAGCTTGGAAAAGTCACAAAGTTTTATTAAATTTCCAACAGAAGATGAATGGATAAATGGGTTTCTGAAAAAGACTATTGAAAACTGTTATAGTGGATTGAAATACAATTGTTATATGTTATTGAATATAGCAAAAACAAATAAATATAAATGGATTGAGAAAGCAACTATTAGTAAAGCAAAAGAGGTTGGTTTTAATTTTGTAGATACTTTGGAGTTGATATTATCAAGTATTGCTGGAAAAGGTTATAAATATGAACCTGTATTTGTATTTAAAAAGGAACTATTATGAAAGTTATAAAAGAAGCTAGTACAAAAAAAGGTATATCAGTAGAAACTACACGTGATGAAGAATCTATTGTTGTACAAATGGAACGAGACTGGCCAGAAATGACTTCAGAATTTAAAAAAATTCAACAAGAACAATATGAGTTATTTTTACTTAAACAACACGATTACGGCCCTGGCAATATTAGTGTTGGTTCTCAATTAAAAACAGAAGAAGAAGTAAATCTATCACTTATAGGTTTATGGTTTAGAATGAATGATAAAATTCAAAGATTAAAAACTCTTTTACTTGGTGATAAGAAATCTGCAGTTAAAGATGAACCATTAGAAGATGCTTATCTTGATGTATCTAATTATGGTATTATGGCAACTATAGTTGGTCGTGGTAAGTGGGGCAAATGAAAAATATATCATATAGTCAATATAGTCAATGGGCTGTTTGTCCATATCGTTGGAAACTGTTATATATAGATAAATTGGGAGAGTGGACAGATAATATACATACGTTGTTTGGAACATCAATGCATGAAGTTCTACAAACATATCTTACTGTGATGTATAGTGATACGATTAAGGACGCAGATAAACTACCTTTAGATCAAATGTTATTATATAGAATGAAAGAAAATTATGAAAATATTCTTAATAAAAACGGGGGTGTTGTAATTTGTGAACAATATGAAATGGAAGAGTTTTATAGGCATGGATTGGTCATTTTAGATTGGTTTAAGAAAAAACGTGGTATGTATTTCAGTAAAAAAGGATATGAATTAGTTGGAGTAGAAGTTCCTATTAAGTATAAATTACCAAGTGGTATAAATTTTATTGGATATATAGATGTTATCATACGTGATGTATTGAGAGATAAACATAAAATTATAGATATTAAAACTTCTACAATGGGATGGAATAAATGGCAAAAGGCAGATAAAAATAAAACAGATCAAATTTTATTATATAAACAGTTTTATGGGAAACAAAATAATATTTCGTTAGATAAAATTGATGTAGAGTATTTTATTGTTAAAAGAAAATTATATGAGAAAGTAGATTTTCCTCAAAGAAGAGTACAGACATTTATACCAGCGAATGGTACTCCAAGTATAAATAAAGTTACTAATAATTTAAAATTGTTTATTGATGAATGTTTTTCTGGTAAAGAACATAATACAAGTCATACGTATAGAAAAATCCCATCAAAGAAAAATTGTAGATGGTGTGAATTTAATCAGACAGAATATTGTGATGAAGGCATAAAATAATGTTATCTAAAATAAGTTTAAGACTAAAATTATCAGATTTTATTAATACTGATATAGAACAAACTGTTATGGATATGATAAATGCTGCACATCTTAAATTAAATTCTGCAGTTATATTGTATTTGTGGTATGACGAAGATGAGTTATCGTTAACAGAGTTAAAAACTTTTTTAATGAAGTGGGATAGTAAATTACATTTTAAAACTATTGTAACATCAAATAGTAAAATGTCAAATGCTAATTTTATATGGTATGATATTATTCCAGATGAGTATTATACAGAAAGGTTAAATAGACGATTTGCATATAAATATTTTTATAAAACTGATATATTAAATGGATTAAAAGAATTTTATAAATGTGCAAAATTTATAATTTCAGATAAGCCACCACGTAAACAAAAGAGAAATGATTATGAGGGGTGATGAATGGAAGTGGTGGAAACAGAGAAGTATTAGAGTGGCTATAGTTGGTAGTAGGCAATATTTGAATAACAGAAAGATTAAAGATTTTATTTATAGGTTGAAAGAAAAATATGGTGAAGAAGTAGAAATAGTGAGTGGTGGTCAACCATTGGGAGCTGACGGAATAGCAAAACATATTGCTTTAGAGTTTGGTATGAATTATATTGAATTTCCACCAGCACATTATAAACATAATATACATTGTAAATTATCAGCTGAATATTATGGTAAGAAATATTATGTGAGCAATTTTTTTAAAAGAAATAAACAAATAGCAGAATATAGTGATATAGTTGTTGCATTTATACCAGATGGTATTGAGTCAAGAGGCACTATGAATACTGTTAAATATGCTACAGAAATGAAAAAATTAATAAAAATATTTAATTAGTATATATTTATATATAGATATACATATATACAAAGGGTTTTGTTATGGAATACAAATTAACTTCGGTAAAAGTTTTAAAAGATTTATATAAGAAATTCAAAATATCAAATTTAAGTGACGAATTTACTTTACAAAAATTAGTAAATCGTTCAATGGATTTATATTTATTAGATGAAAAATTTAAAACTAAAATTAAAGATTGGAAAAATTTGAAACCGAGTGGGAGTAGATTATAATGGAAGGCAGATTGAGTGAAAGAATACTTGATAAAATCTATGATGTTTTAGTTCGGATAGATAAGAGATTAAAAATTATAGAGGACAGTCTTAAAAAAGAAAAAAAAGATAAAAAGCAGTTATTAAATGATTAATTTTTAATTTGAGAGGTTATTATGTCAAAACGTAAAATTTTGTTATTATCAGACGACTTGAGAATGTCAAGTGGTGTTGGTACAATGTCAAGAGAGTTTGTACTTGGTACAATTGATAAATATGATTGGGTACAAGTAGGTGGTGCTATACAACATCCAGAAGATGGTAAAATTATTGATATGAATGAATCAGTTAGAGCAGAAACTGGAGTTGAAGATGCTAGTTTAGTAATATATCCTATTAGTGGATATGGCAATCAAGAATTATTGAGGTCTATCCTCGATAAAGAAAACCCAGACGCTATTTTACATTATACAGATCCAAGATTTTGGAGATGGTTATATGATATGGAACATGAAATTAGGCAGGAGATGCCTATTTTTTATTATAATATATGGGATGATTGGCCAGCCCCACAATATAATGAGTTCTTTTATGAGTCGTGTGATTTAATTATGAATATTTCCAAACAGACTGTTGCTATTGTAAAAGATGTTTGGACTAAGCACCCACCTGAAGATTGGCAAGTAACTTATTTACCACACGGAATCAATGAGGAATACTTTAAGCCATTAACTGTTTTTGAAGGTGATTATACGGAGATGGAAGCATTTAAAGAACAAATAACTGATGAAGAAGTAGAATTTATTGTTTTTTATAACAATAGGAATATTAGAAGAAAGTCGCCGGGAGATGTTATATATGCATTTAAAACATTTTGTGAATCTTTAACAGAAGAAGATGCTAAAAAATGTTGTTTATTGATGCACACACAACCACGAGATGAAAACGGTACTGATTTACCAGCACTTGTTGAAGCTCTTTGTCCTGAATATGTAAAAGTATATTTTTCTGATAGAAAATTAGAACCACATGAATTAAATTATTTATATAATATATCTAGTGTAACTATTAATTTAGCGTCTAATGAAGGATTTGGATTAGGTACGGCAGAATCATTGATGACAGGGACACCTATTATAGTAAATGTTACTGGTGGATTACAAGACCAATGTGGGTTTAAGTATAAAGGAAAACATTTAGATGAAAATGATTATAGTGAAATACAGTCATTACATGACCATAAAAAATGGAAAAATAATGAGGATTTAACTTGGGGTGAATGGGTATATCCAGTTTGGCCATCAAATAGATCATTGGTAGGTTCAATACCAACACCATATATTTTCGATGATAGATGTGATTATGAGGATGCAGCAGATGCTATAAGATATTGGTATGATATGGATGTGGAAAAAAGAAATGAGTGTGGAATGGCGGGATATGAGTTTGTTTGCAGTGATATATCAATGATGACTGCTAAAAAAATGTCTCAAAATTTTATTGATCAGATGGACAAAGGATTTGAAATGTGGAAACCAAGAAAACGTTATACAATGTATAAAACTTAGGAGAAAATATGAGTGATAAACCTTTATGTTTAGTTACAGCACCTGTTGCAACAAGGAGCGGATATGGATCTCATAGTAGAGATATTTGTAGGTCGCTTATTAAGCTTGATAGATTTGATGTAAAAATTTGGCCAGTTCGTTGGGGCAACACACCAATGAATGCATTAGATCCAAATGATGAGAATGATAAACCAATAGTGGATAGATTATTGGATGCCCCAGATTTACCAAAACAACCAGAGGTTCATATTCATATCGTAATTCCTAATGAATTCAGTACTGTGGGTAAATATAATATAGGTATTACTGCTGGAGTAGAAACAACAGTATGTCCATCAGATTGGATACAAGGCATGAATAGAATGGATTTAAATATTGTTCCTTCTAATTTTGTAAAAGAAGTTATGTTATCAACAAAGTTTGATTCTTTAAATGATCAAACACAAGAAAAAATAGGAGAATTATCTGTTGAAAAACCAATTGAAGTTCTTTTTGAAGGAGTTGATTCGACTATATTCAAAAAAACAAAAGAATTTTCAAAAGAATTGGTAGATGAGTTTGAAAAAATAGAGGAGAAGTTTTGTTTTTTGTATGTTGGACATTGGCTACAAGGTGGTTTGGGAGTAGATAGAAAAGATACTGGTATGTTAATAAAAGTTTTTCTTGAAACATTTAAAAATAAACCAGTAAAACCAGCATTAGTTATGAAAACAAGTGGTGCTACACTTTCTGTGTTAGATAGAGAAGATATTTTAGAAAAAATACAACATATTAAAAATTCTGTAAAAGGAGATTTACCAAGTATTTATTTGTTACATGGAGATTTTACTGATATAGAAATGAATGAATTATATAATCATCCTAAAGTTAAAGCACACGTAACATTAACTCACGGAGAGGGATTTGGTAGGCCATTACTTGAGGCAACGATTTCAGAGAAACCTGTAATAGCACCAGGATGGAGTGGACATTGCGATTTTTTACATCCAGATCAAGCTATTTTACTTGGTGGTAGTATGAGTAGAGTTGAAAAGGATTCTTTTCAAGAAAATATTTGGGTTGATGGGGCCGAATGGTTTACTGCAAATTATATGGAAGCCTCCAATACAATTAAAGATGTGTACGTTAATTATAAAAAATATACTTTAAGTGCAAAAAAATTAGGAATAGTTAATAAAGGTAAGTTTTCTTTAGATACAATGACTAAAAAATTTGGTAAAATTCTTGACGATAATGTTCCTGAATTTCCAAAAGAGGTTGAGTTGAATTTACCAAAACTTAAAAAAACTAATGAAAACAAGGCACCCAAAATCAAATTACCAAAATTAAAAAGAGTGTAGTTATGAAAGAATCATTAAAGAAAAAGTTAATATCTATTTTTGATTGGAATAGGAATAAAAGAATAGATTGGTATGAAATATTCTTTCCAATACCAGATATAAATAGAAATAAAAAAGTTGACTGGTGGGAAGCTTTGTCAGCTGTAATAGTACTTATATTATTTTATGGTACAATAGTAGGTGGTGCTATGGCGCTACAGGCTATACTGAAATAAGGATTAGATATGGAAAGAGTAATAGATTGTCCTGTTTGTTTTGATGTGGATCATTGTTTTGAAGAAATACAAAAAGAGTTTAGTTCATTTTTGTGTTTTAAGTGTGGATTTATGAGTGATTCACGGTATGAAACGGAGAGTTTAAGATTGATTGAAAATCTTAAAAGTTCACCAAAACTTGTGCAGGATTTAAAATTTTTGGATAAAAAGAGAAACATAACTTGGTTTCCAGCAGTAATTAATATGGGAACTTTGGGAATAATTTTCCCAGAGGGGACAAAGAAAAATTGGGGTTGGAGATATGCTAAAGTAATAGACATTCCCGAAGAAGAACAGTCTAAATATGATAATTATAGTCAGAGACTTGATGTTGAAAATGCAAAAAAGTTTGGACAATATGAATTCATTGAGGCCTGTAAAAAAATGGGAATAACTAGAGACATTAAACCAGATGCCTAAACAAGTATATACTTGGGGTAAAGTAAAACCTGGTGATATTATATCTTTCCGATATACGGGAAAAGGCACAGCAGGGTATTTGACTACATTACTTGTATTGAATCCAAGAATGCCTTATAAAAGAAAAGATACTACTAAAACATTTCATTTAATTGGTTTAAAATTAGAAAGTAGAGGAATTGTACCTACTATTAGAAATAAACCAATACTTGTTCAAATCTTAGAACGAATAGGTGAAGTAAAAATTATAGATATAGATAATGATATTTATAGAGTAAATATAAAAGGTGTTGGTGTAAGAGGAGCAAGACCGGCGATTTATAAAAAGATAAAAAGATATTTAAATAAATTTTTAGTTTATAGAACGTATGATTATAAAGAGGCTAGAAAATCACAAGTATTTTTAGAGCCAATCGTTTTACCAAAAGAATTTAAAGAGGTTTTAATTGAAGATTTCCTACGCGATTACAGTTCATAATGAAGTTGATGAACTTAATAAGTTATTAGACGTTTTAATTCATAAGACAGACGTAGAAGATGAAATAGTTATTTGTGATGACTATTCAAATGAGGAAACACACGAGGTTATTACAAGTTGGACTCAACAATACGCTCATGCCAAAGTAATAAATGTACATCAACATAAATTTGAAGGTGATTTTTCGAAATTAAAAAATTATAGTAAATCAAAGTGTAGTGGTGATTATATTTTTCATATTGATGCAGACGAATATCCACACGAACAATTACTATCTCAAATAAAAGAGATATTAGAAGCAAATGATATTGATTTAGTTTGGATACCAAGAGTAAATACAGTAGAAGGTCTTACTGAAGAGCATATTAGAAAATGGGGATGGAGAGTTACAGAAAATGGGTGGGTAAATTATCCAGATTATCAGGCAAGAGTTTTTAGAAATAATGAAAAGATAAAATGGATAAAACCAGTACACGAAGTTATAACAGGAGCCGATACATATTCACATCTTCCACCATACGAAGAATTTAGTTTATATCATCCTAAGGCAATAGATAAACAAGAAAAACAAAATAGTTTATATTCAACAATTAAAAGATGATAAAAGTAAAAATACCTAATCCAATTGAAGATAGAAATGAACCAACGTTTAGGCCATTGTTTTTTGTTAAAGATAAGTTAAGAGATTACAGTATTGATATAACAGATTCAGATGATTTTGATTATATGTTTGTTGGTATGAATGAGTTTATTGATAAGCAGAAATCATTAGAAGAGAGTGTGGAAATGGGTTTAGAAAATCTCTCAAAAATATCTGGAGATTATTTTTTATTTGATGGATCAGATTCAACTTCTTTAATGGGAGCGTATGAAGTATTTATTCAAAGTAAAGCTATATATCTGTTAAAAAATCAAAAGTTGTTTACTCGGGAAGAATATCTCAAACCATATGCATTTAATAAATATTTTTTTGGAACTGGAAGTGATTTAGATTTATCATACGATATACCAGAAAATGTATGGGATAGAATTAAATTTACGGGATTTAATTTAGGTTATTTACTACCACATTATAAAGATTTTCAGCAAATCAATTCAAATAAAACTGTTGATGTTTGTGCTATTTTTAAAGCAGAACATCCGTACTGTGAAGATCATAAAGTTAGAAATGATGTATATTATACAGAACATAGAAGGGGGTTATGGGAAAATTTAGAACCACTTAAAAATAAGTATAATATGTTAACTGAGAGGATGCCATTTCAAGAATATGTTAGAAATTTGTGGAATTCAAAGATATGTTTATCACCATTTGGTATGGGTGAATTGTGTTTTAGAGATTTTGAGGCAATACAATTTGGAACAATTATTTTAAAACCAAGTCAGTCTAAAGTAGATTCCATACCAAATATTATGTTTGATGATGTAACTTATATACCATGCAAATATGATTGGTCAGATTTAGAAGAGAAGATTGATTATATATTAACTAATTTTGATGAATTAAATGAGAAAATATTAACAAATATTAGAAGTATGTTTAAGGAAAAATATACTTATGAAAATCTGTGTATGTATTATTACTCTTTGTTTTCTGAGTTGGAAGGGGTGGAGGCCGAATGAAATTTGCTTTAATGATGGATGATTGTGCTATCAATTCTTATTATATTAAGGATAAAGTAGCGTATGATTTTAATGATAATCCATATGTTTATCATCACGCGGTGTCTCCAGAATGTTTTTCAGCGATGCAAAATTTACCGTTTATTTTTGAAGAAGGTTACTTTTTTAATTGGGCAGAGTTAGATGAATTACCAGATGTAGATTTTGATTTAATATTTTATGATAATGGTAAGATAGGACTTGACGATAAAAATTATGATAAATTTTGTGTTGATAGATTAAGAGATAAGTATCCAAAAGCAAAAATTTTTGGTTGGATAAAAGAAGTTTGGGTAGGAACATCCAATAATTATAATCATCCAAGACATTTGAATCGTATTAAATTCTTAAACGAATGTGATGCTGTAATAACTTCAGGAATATCAACATTTAAACGATTAGATGTTTTTACTCAGTTAAAAGAAAATGTTAATAAAAAGTTTAATTTTATAGGACAACCAGTAAATACCGATTATTTGTATGATAATTTTTATTCAGGGTATAAAGATAGTTGTATTTATGCATATTTACCAAACCCAGTACATAGACGAGGTAGAACATATGCTTTTGCAGAATATATTGGAAAAAAATATAATATTGAGGTAAGATATAAACCATTACAGTCTGGACAAAAATTTGATTATTTATCATTAAAAGAATTTATAGAATTGTGGAGTAAATGTGCGTTTCATTTTAATTTAGATCCAGAAAATTATTATCCTGGCAATCAATGTATGCAAGCTGCATCAGTGGGGTGTATAAATATAGGAGGTCTTAATGAATCACATACTATTTTATTTCCAACGACAGCTACTTGTGATGAAAAAATATTAGAAGAACTTTTTGTAGAATATTTGACTGAAGAGGCCGCTCGGTTTAAAGCTATAGAATATGCATGGACAAAATTACATGAAATATATAGTTTTGATTCGGTTAGAAAACAAATAGAAGGGCTGGAGTATTAATATGTTTTCATATGCAGAATATAAAAATTTAATTGATTTGTTAAAACTCAATTTCCCTATTCTTGATTTTTCGGAAGTTACTGTGGATACAAATAAATTTTGTTTGTTACGACATGATATAGAATATTCAATTGATAGGGCATTAGATTTAGCTAGATTTGAGGCAGATAGTCTTGGAGTCAAATCTACATATTTGATTCAGTTGAGGTCAGATATTTACAGTGCTATTTCTAATAGAAGTATAAAAATGATGACAGAAATAAAATCTCTTGGACACAAGATAGGAACACACCCCAATCCACCAACCGGTATGGCATTGGATGATTTAAAAGAATATATTTTGAAAGATATAGTAACACTTGAAAATTATTATCAGTTTGATATAGATAGGTTTTCTTATCATATTCCAAAACATGAATATTTGAAACAATATGTTGAG